GCGCCTGAGCACCGCACATAAGAACTGCGGAGCCAGCTACTGCACCAGAACCCCAAAGCGAGGAGTGCGGAACATGACGGAACTCATGAAGGGCGAAACCATCAACTGTAACTACACCGCCGTCGAACAGTTTATTGTTCTGAGCGCTAGCAGTCGAGTGACGGAGATTCAGCATGTAGTCATTATCCATCTTCAAGTTCGCCATACAAGTTGGCGTCATGAATACATGGAACATTTCATCCATACCGTTTTGAACTTTCAGACCACGAATGTAGCCTTTCTTAGCCTGTTCACGCATTCTGACCAGGGTTTCCCAAGAGATAGTATCTGCGTCAGTAAGCGCAGTAGTACCTGTACCTACATTCAAACCAGTAGTGGCATCCCATTGGGCATAGCGTTGTGAAGTCGGAGCAGTGACGTCAGCAGCAAACTCGAGGTTAATAAGATCAGAACCTACACGAGTCGTACCATCAGAGTTCAGACTGTATGCGAACCCGCCAAGCGTCAAGAACGCCATCTGGTCCATACGATCTGCAAGCCAATAGGCCAATACATCACGACTGTTTTCACGGAAGTTCACAATAGACTTCTGATCTGCTACACGACCTTCGTGTCGGTTAGCATGACGAAGCTGGTCAATACGAATGGTAATATCATTCGTGGCGAGAGCCTCTTCATTGCCTTCCAGAGTGCGGTCACCGGCTACGCCGTCGCCCGCAAGATCAGCCAAAAGCGTAATAACCGCTCTTGCGCCCTTCTCCGTTTTCTTCAGCTCGGTAATACGCTGAATCATGGAGTTTGGGCCAGTCCCAGTGAACTGATTCATAAATGAGTAATTTCGGGCGTGTTTCCACAAATCCATAGACCATGCGGTCTTCGCTTCAGTGGTTAACGCCGCAAAGTTTGTAAGCGCCATAAGGCTCTCCTTTGCAATCAGTTAAAAGGGCTTTACCATGTTGTTGGACTCTCGCACCAACGAAGCGACTACAGCGTTGAGGTAGCTGAAGACCGGTCTCACTATCGCAGAGTACCTTGCGAGTCTTGATCATACTCTAAAAACGAAGCCCCCGTAAAGGGGCTAAGTTATTACTTCCTAGAATCGGCCTATCGCGTCTTCATAGCCCTGCAAAACCTGGTCACCTGAAATACCAATAGAGTTTGTTAATGTTGGATAAACTGCCGATGCTGACGAGGTATGTACATACCCGCTGCTCGTATAAGGTTGCTTCATAGAATACTGACTGGTTCGCCGCAATTTCTCGAGATCGTCTGCACGTACTTTCAATGCGAACTTCGTAGCAACCTGTTTAGTACGGTCACATAGCCCATCCCAGTCTTTCTGGCTAGGAGGAGCACTGCGATCAGTGAAACCGCACAACCATACAACAAAATCCCTAAAATCAGCGGTCTCTTCGAAGGGAGTAGCCTGTTCATAGATCTGCCCCTGTAAATCGCGAATATGCTGCTCCGCCATAGCCAGTTCTTGCTGATAATCTGTTGGGAAGGGTAATTCTGGGAAAGGGGAGTTCGTTTTCATGCGGCTTCCTCGTCAGTCAACTGGTTATTCTTCAGGGCATCCAACTGATCGTCAGTGAGCTTGTCGAACTGCTCTTGCGACATTCTGGTAACATCAGGTAAACCATCCCTCGCACCTGCCTTATCAGAATCACGTCCTTTATCCTTCAAACTAGGCGGCATCCGCTTAACCGCATCAGCTACACGCTTGCGCCCTTGCTGAGCTCGGGCACTCTTTACAATTGTGGGATCTTTCGTCGCTACCGCGTCAGTAGAATCGCTAACAACATAATGTACCGCTTTGTTCAGCGCAGCTGCCATGTTCCAACCAGCATCCTTATACACGTTCATCATATCCGCGACTTCCTGAGCCAGACCTTCGTTATAGTCCACAGAATCTGGGTTAATCGCAGGATGCTTAGCCTCGAACTGAGCCAACTGCGCATCAAAGCGCATTTGGTCTACGGCAACCGCACTAGCCCGTTGGCCCTGCTGCTGCATACGCATATCAAACAGATCATTCTGCTTCTGGTCACGTAGACGCCGCATCGTTCGCGCTTTCTCTACTTCCCCTTCCATCAACAGATCTTCGAACTTAGTATTCAGATCGTCTAATTCGTCATTAAGTTTTTTAACATCAGCAGAAACGACTTCTTTATGCTGTACTTTCTCCATCTCGCCAATACGACGCTGGAGCTCAGCCTCCCTGTCCCGTGCTTTCTTGTTCGCTTCGTCGAAACGCGCTTTCGGAATCGTTATTAGCGGTTTTTCGTCCTCGACTGTATCCCCTGGTTCATCCTCACTCTCTTCTTCGCTGTCTCCAGCGACGTCATCTTCTTCTTCTGCTGCTGGCTCGTCGGGGTCTTGTACGAACTCGGGATCGTCATCAGGATCGTCTCCTTCTAGTTTACCAGGGGGATTGTCTGCATTAATAATGTCACCGCGTGCTAGTGCTGCGGCTCGTTCTTCTGCTGCTGTAGTCATTTAACTGGCTCCTTTCTTTTTTACTACTGGTTTCGCCTTGGCCTTCTGTTTATCAGACGCTATCTTAGCGTGACCAAGCTCTCTTTGAAGTTGCATCTTCTCTCTTTCGATCTGTGCATTAGTGTCTACAGTATATTTATTCGTCGCTAAGTCCGCTTCAATTCGTAACTGAGCTTCAGGATTAACGACATGTTGGAGATTAGCCTGATCTTGCTGCGCCTTGACGAGCTTAACTTGAGAATCCGCATCGTCACGACGGGTATCAGACTGAATTTTAGCCACTTCTGCTTCGCGCTGAGCCATATCGAGCTGCTTCTGCTTTTGAGCTTCAGGACTATTGGTTTCTGCTTCAATGGCTTCAACGACTTTCGCTTTGTTGGGTATACGACTAGCTTGTATTAATACGGAGTCTGGAATATTTACACCTAATTCTTTCCGCATCTCCGCTGCTTGCGCGAAGGTGCTATCTTCCAGTGTATCGCGCTCTGGCTGGTTTGTCACCACGATATCATACTCACCAAGAGTTAAATCCTTGGTAATCTCGCCCTCAGGTGAAACCTCGTTAACCTTGTATTCTTCAGTCTTAGTTCGTAGCGGATCAGTAGTAATAAACATCAACCGCTCTTCGGTATAGTACGTTTGCACGATATCCAGCATACAACGCGCCAGGAAGTGGTCTGTGCGATTCAAATTGTCCTGAACTACCGCATAATTAGCACTGGCTTTCACTTGGTTCGCTTTTAAAGCCTTAGCCGAAACATCCTCCCGCGCAAAGCCCGTCTGCGCATCGGGGACCAGAGCAATTGTTTTAAGATGCTCTTCAGCTTTATATGAAATACGTTCCAAACCTGTCGGAACCTGGTTAGGCTGAATCTTAACTGCATCCGCGACCTCTTCCATCTCCATAACGAGACCCGTCATAGCGCCTCTAGCTTCCAGTTCCGCTGCAGACATATTCTGCAATGAACCAGTTTTAACGATCCAACCTGAGTTCGCCGTGGTATTCACCACGTGTAACTCCTGTGATAACACCTTATTAAGGAGTTCTTGCGGCCCTAACAGGTTTTCAACTGCGCCGATGGTCCGTCCACGCCGAAAATAAGGGAAAAACGGCACTACTGTAAAGTGTTTATACGGAGACCAGTCGTCATGCAGCACTTCGCGCCCTGCGCACACCGTCCAACGGATTCTGGGCGACGTTCTTTTGATGGTTGCGTAATCTGGATCACTCTCAAGGAACGCTGCGAGCTCTTCTGTGCTCCAATCTTCGTTAATTTCACGAATTTCGCCAGTAACCAGGTGCACCAAGTGTTCTCGAGTGTCTAATTTCTTCCACTGGCGCTCTAAAACACGAACAACCCGCAAAATCGGCTGCGAACTGGGGTCCATAGAGTGCAATGTCTCGCTCGGAGGGGCTCCGAACTGGTCTCTCTCCCAATCCGACTCGTCATATGCGTATGGGTGCATCTCCGATGACTGATTTTCGAGCCTTTTACGCCACTTTTTGCCGTAAGTCATCTCGATTTCATCGAGCGACAACCATTTCGTGACGGTTACGTCGTTCCACTCGTCTGGATCGTACGAACTAGCGTCACTATCGATCAATACGTTCTTAGGATTTAGCTGGGTAATGGACACATCGCCCTGAAGACTGTCACTGTACGCCAAACGGCAGTCGAAAAACCCTCTGGAGCCTATTAACGCATCTGTATATATGTCTGTACGGGTCCATGGCAACTGATTGTTGTCAGAAATCTGCATAAAGATACGAGTAAGCGCCTCAGCAGTGTCCTCGGTGGCTCCTGCTCGACGAGGCCGGAAGGAAATCTCCGTCCGATTGAAAATCTGCTCCCCGATGATGTTCGCCAGGGTCGGTAAGATCTTATTCACCGTTAACGCCGGTCGTTTCTGCTGCGCTAACAGCTCTTTATCCTGCGGGTCCCACTGAAGTCCTGCAAAAAAGTCCTCACAGCGCTTCGCTTTCTTTACATACAACAGGTGGCCATTATCCCTGAGATACTGATACCGCCACCATGTCTCGAGTGCCAGCTGTGTATTGTCTGCCATGTCTGTTCCTTTAGTTACGCATCGTAACAGTGCAACTCACAAGACACTGGCCCGACTGTGCCCATAGTTGTCGTGACTGCATACTCACCCATCGTAGATATAGCGTATGTCTTAGTAACATCATCCAGCACTGAGCCCAAACTAACCCAACCAGCTGCGACATAAACCCATAAAATAATATCGTCTCCAACACCACACCCAGTAGATCTTAGAGCTGGAGTAGA